TTTGTCTGAGCTATTGTAGTTTTTGTCTCAGTAAAATCAGGTCTGTATAGAGAGTCGATTATTCTGTCTACAGATGAATGTAGATTGTCTCTTAATCTCTCTATGAACCTAATTCTATGTGTCATACATCTGGATCCATATGCTGGAGTAGTTGGTCTCCAACCTCTTTGTTGAAGGTCTTAATAGCCCTGTAAATTATTCTGGACTTCTTTTTAGTTTCCTTCTTATCTTTAACGCTTGAGTCTGTCCCAAGCTGAGTATAAAGCATAGTGTCTAATTCCAACAAAGCATCCATCTTTTCTTTTTCAGACTTAGTCTTGAATCCTGTTATCCTTTCGCAAAATGCATTTACGTCCAACTCTTGAATGTTGAATCGGGGTTGTTTTATTTTATTGTATTCTCTTTGGTACAAGGTTATTGTATTCATTTTCACAAATTTATGTATTATTTTTGAAACTAATGTATTTTTTTCTTGATTTTCTTATGACATCCGCATTTGCCATCTTCTTAAAGTAGTGTAAGTATAGCTCATAGATTTTACCAGTTAGCTCATGTTTACTGTAGTTGACGGGTGATTCTATGTTCTTGATTAAACCGCCACGATCTATTCTTATGTTTAGTTTAAATTCTTTATTCTTAAGCAAAATAGGGTGTATCTGTATGCCATTTGATATACAAAACGCCATTGCATTCTGGTGAATGTGCTTTGTGACAAAGTCAGATGTCGGTTGTTTTTTAGGTCTTCCCATCAGAATGGCAGTTCATCGTTTTCAACACCAAAGGCTTGGTCTAAAGACATGTCTTCAGTCTCTTCGTTATCAAACTCAAAGGTAGGTGGGTCTTGGTTTTTAACATAGTACCTTCCCGATGCAGGGTCAAACCTAAACCTTTCAGTTGCATTTATCTCACCCTGGAACTTCATCTTTACCTTCTGCACAACAAACTCAACATCGTTAACATCTATACCCTGTTGATCGTTATCAGAGAAGTGCCTGTATATAGTAAAGCCATCGTGGGTTTGGTTTCTAAAGTCAGCAGATCCAGAACAATCATAAAGTGTTGGCACATCATAGTCTTCGTTATCTTTCTTAACCATCTTTCTAGGGTGGACGACTAAAAATATTATCACGTTGTTCATCTGCGCAAACATTGTTAGCTTGGTCAGTACGTTTTTTATCCTGCTTAACTCTGAATCGTTTGACTTATCGTACTCAAGTTTATTAAAAGCATCAATAACAAATATATCTACACCATAAATAAACATCTGCTCCTTGAACTTTTCAAGCAACCAACTCCATGAAGGAAACTCCCCATCGTCTGGTGCTGTTATATACAGTCTTTCATTTGCCCACTCCACATACCTATCAACCTCCTTTTTTGTAATTCTTTTTCTATTGTAAGTATCTCCCCAAAAGTTTCTTCCATAAAACTTTTCAATGAACTGAGTCTGATGTAATGCCATTGGGCTGTGCTCTGGAGAAAAGAACGAAGCCTTCATGTTGTAGTCTCTCATCAGGTTCATAACATACCACTCTGTAAAGTTTGATTTACCGTGAGATGGTATACCAGTAGACACCACTAGGTGCCCCCTCATCACAGAGAACACATCCTTAAGTGAACCAAAACATTTGTGCTTTGGAAACAGGGTCTCGGGTAATCCGTTTTCATACAAATCATATATACCTCCTGCCAAATCTTTAGCTGTGTATGTTCCTGATGCAGGGTATCTCTTGCCATTTATAATTGATTCTTTTACAAGATCACTTCCACCCTTAAGCAGGTCACCATTTGCATCCTTATCTTCAAACAAGACACGAACACATCTGTACCTTCCTAGTCTTTGCGCTATCTTGTCTGCAACAATCTCACCCTTTGTATCATTGTCAGTTGCTATGTAAAACTTCTTAACGTCTTGCATATACTTTTCGGAGTTTATCCAAAAGTCATCGTTGTCATTAGCGCCATTCGGTATGCTGATTGTATTCTTAAATCCACACTGGTGCATTGCAAGCACATCAAACTCACCCTCAACAATAAAAACTTCCTCTTGACCTATAGCGGCATTGATGTTGTAGAATATAGATTTAGTCTGTGCCGTTTGTGTAAAGTGCTTTGATCCAGACCTATACTTTTTCTTGACAAGGGTATCACCCTCGAAGTAGTTAAACACTATGTTGTTCATCTCCTTGTTTGCTTGTGGCTGATAGTATTTCTCTTCAGTTATGTTGAGCTCCTTGAGTGTTGACTGATAAATACCCCTTGCCTCACAAAACTTTACCATGCCATCAGATAGTTTTGTATAGTTCTTCCATGTCTGCTCAGGTAGTTTATATACCATGTCTTGAACAAGTGGCTTTGTATCTTTTATGGATATAGCATCACAGTGATGACACTTTGCAACACCCTTAGCTATGTTTACGCTTAGGCACCTGTCTGATTTATTCTTCCTTTCTGGAGTACACGCAGGGCAAGTAGTTTTTATTTGCCCAGATGATTTACCCTTGAGGTTTATTTGGTTCCATTCTATTGTTTTCATAATGAGTTCTTTCTTCTTAGTTTAGGTCTTCCAGTCTTTCTATCTACTTTATATTTGTTGCAGTACCAGTTTAGAAAATGTGCTGCATACTCTTTGGTGCTCTTCACAGTGTCAAGGGTGTGCTCAAGGTGATCATTAAACTCTAAGTAGTACTTTTCTAAGTTGCCTTTAGACATGTTATACTTATCCATCATGAAGTTGACATACTGCTCCTCTTGCATGATCTCTTCAAAGTTTTGGGCAACGCCCTTATAATTTAAATAATCTTTTGTTGTATTGTTATTATTGTTATTATTGTTAGTTGTGTCCCTTTGCTGTACCTTTGTTGTGCCTTTGTTGTGCCCTTGTTGTCCCTCCTCCTTATTAATTTTTTGGTAATCATCATATTTTACAACGGTTACGAGCGTATATTTGCTGTGCCCTTTTGTGATAATTTCTCCAGTTTTTTTTAATTTTTTTAGAGAAGTTAATATTTGCTTCCTAGAAAGGTTGAGTTGATCAGACATCTTATCTCCAGATGTTACAAAGGTTCCTCTGTCAATCACAACACCCCTCCATTCTTTCTCCTTCCAGTTTGCTTTTATAAGGCAATGGATAAATACTCTCATCGTGTTGGGGTCTGTGTACCACTCCCAATCAAGTATCCTCCTACTTAGTGTTATAAAAGATTCAGACATGCTTCAATTTGTTTTTCTATTTTCTTTCTTTTGGCTTCAGGAAAATATTCCAACTCTTTCTTTACTTCAATCAAGAGACCCCTCCTAGTAATATCTCTGTGTATTAGTCTCCTGTTGTGTCTTTTGATTTTGCTTAAAGGGTCTTCTACCTCTCCTTGTATTCCTATCTCAGCCACTATTTTGTTTCTTAATGATATATACTGAGTTTGAAGCCTTATATCTGTCTCAATCAAGTTTCTCATTGTTTTTACAGCGTGCAACGCAGTAGCATGGTCTTTTCTAAAAACCTGCCCTATGTCAGCAAGAGATAAATTCTTAGCAAAGTTTCTTAAAAGAAGCATTGTCATCATTCTTCTCTCTACTACTGGTCTCATTCTCCTGTCAATGTTATCTAGGATATTGTGTGGATGAAAGTACTGATTACATATTTCGATTATGGCATCTTTTCTTCCATCACTAGTTGCATATATTCTTTCTAGTTCTATTTTCATAATTATACAGTTTGGATTATTAATATCTCGACAGAGGGCGCACTTGCCAGGCACCCCCTATGTGTCAAGATCACTTTATATTAACTAAAAACAAATAAATTAAAAGGGCAAGTCGTCCGTTGCTTGAGCCATTGTAGAGGCTTGTTGTGGAGTCTGTGTACTGTTGTTAGGGTTGTCTCTTGGAGGGAAAACCTTTCCAAGGTTATACCTACTCTTTGTCTCTGGGTTGTATCCAGATAGAGACTTAGAACCATCGTCCCAAGTTGTCAAATCAAACCAAACGCTCTTACCAAACTTTTCGTTTTCGGTTACAGACTTTGGTGATTCTTTCATGAGTTTTCCTAACTCAGTTACGTTTAGAGCGATACGCTCTTTGTTTGTTGGCTGTGCCATAATAAATAAAATTTAAGTTAATAATTGATTTAAATCATTGAGATAGCCTCGTGCTATTTCAACTCGGTTATAGATTGCATCTATGTCTTCTTGGTTTCTTTCAACCACAAATTCTTTAATCCTATGTCTAGGGTTTATGTCCTTAAACTTATGAGAGTCCCAAACCTCTTGTTCGAGTTCCTCTGGTAAGTCAATCATTCCAAGCTTAGACCTGATTCTCTTCATCTCATCGAAGATTAGTTCATCAGGTGTGTCAACAAGACAATAAACTAGTTTTGATTCTTGGAAATCAGTCAAAGCCATATACCCTTGAAGTTGCCAATAATAATCTTTGACAGGCACATCTTCATTGATTAAAGGGAATGTTGTGTGATTCCATGAGCATTTTATGTCCACCAAAGTGTCTGCAAAGAGGTCTGGCTCTCCAGTTATGTACTCGTTGTTATACCTCTTTGTGTTCTTTACAACATCTCTTGATATATGCTTACCATACATCTCGATACCTTCCTCCTCAGCCATGATCCCCTTATCTAGGTACTTAGACTGTATCACTCCAGACTTTCCATATAACTGCTCTTTAAAGATCTCAGCCAAGTAAGTTTTCGTGCCTACTGAAAGTAGGTCCTTCTTGTTTCTCGGATTAGTCATTAGCTTACTAATGGATGAGCATCTAAACAGGTATTTATCAAATGAAATTTTCATATCTCCTCGTAGTTTTTGTAGTCCTTTGGATTTTTCTTCAGTATATAGTGAAGAGTACCCTTACTGCTAATACCAAACTCATCCATTGTTTTTTGGTACGAGTTGCAGTCATTATAGAAGTCAATCACTTCGGTATCGTTATACTTTTTAACGAAAGACGCTGCGTGTTTAGCTCTAGCAACTCTTACATGCTCTGGCTGATCCATATAGTTTTCACTGTAAGTACCAATAGCTATGTTGTCCTTTGTATTGTTATGTTTATCACCATCTAAGTGCCTCACAACAATGCCATCATCATATATTTTATCGCCATATTTCTGATAAGCTTGTAGCCTATGTGAAGAAACATTAAGATTTTTGTTGTCAACATCTCTTACCTTAAATGTGGGGTATCCATTTGTCTGTGTAAAACCAACCTCTTCACCTCTTAACCCAATAACCTTACCATCGTCATCAATTCTATAGCCTTTTTCGAAAGCTTTCTTCTCGTTTTGATTGTATCTCATGACTACTTTCTTTTAAAGTCCTCAGATTCATCTTCTCCAAAAACCCCTAGTTCATAGAACCCTGTGAGTTTTAGTACTGCACGAGACATTGCTCGTTTTTCTGCCATCTCCATAACATACCAGGTGTTACAGTTACCACTCTTATAGTCTCCCTTAAGAGCAGAACCAAAGGTTTGTATTGTAGCATCTTGCTTTTCTGCATTAGCTTTTACAACTGCAAACTCTGGTTTGCATTCAATAACATCGTAATGTATCTTTATTTGCTCTACGCCTTGTATCTTGTCGATACCCGCACGAGTTATGATCGTGTAGTGTTGGTGTTTAAATACCTCATCTGGAGTGAGGTCATACTTCTTGTATAGCTTCGCTATCTTCTCTCTGTTCGTTGCCATAATTTAGTTTGATTTGATTTAAATGTAATATGTTTTTACTTTCTAAGGTTTTCACCTTGTCCTTTAAGGCATCAATAGCCTTGTCTGATAATTGCTTACCAGCACTCTCTATTTCCTCAAGCCTATCGAAGGCATTAGAGAAGATTAGAGAGTCCGAAAGCTGTCTCAATGATGTATGGTATGCATACTCCACTAAAAAGTCCTCTACGGGGCTGTAAATGTCTCTAGTGGTGTATAAAAGTTCATACTCGTTGTCTCCAACTTTCTCTAACTTCAATCTGGGAATGAAATACTGTTCACTTCCATCTAGATAGGTAACCTTGTCTATTGGGTCTAGTGACCTCCATAGAACAGATAGCATATATTCTCTACACTCAGTCATCTATCTTAAGCATTTTCTTGTATTTACTTATAATTTCATTGTATTCAGATAGAGTTTGCTCCACAATATCAATCCTTGCGTTTGCTCTGTCAATATCAAATTGTTGATCAATAACTTTTCTTTCAGATTTATCTAAGGCTTTTTTCAGTGCAATGACTTGTGCTTCTAAAAACTCTTTAGTTACTTCTGGTACTTCTCCGATTGTTTTCAAAATAGTAATAGGTTTAGATATTTTTGATACTCTCTCATTCGTCTAGAAATTGACTGAAGTTCTTTAACTTTTTTATTAAGTTCCTTTCCCTTCAGTTCGTGTATGTCCCTTGTCTTCTTTGTCATGTCCATGTGAAAATGTAATATATGGTCTCTGACTTTCGTAATATGGGACTTCTTTCGTGTCTTCAAGTTTATCTTCATAATTTACTTTTTTTGGTCTTGCAATATAGTTGAAATATTCTTGTTCCATCCAATGCAGTTCTATTTTGCCTTGATGTTCATACCAAGTTTCATCTAGTGTGCGTTTGATTCCACTCATTGTTTATTGGTTTTGATAGTTACAATCTCTTGACTCATAGCAACCTACACTACAATAGTTATCATCGTAGTCTGGTTCAGCATCTCCGCAGTCAACACCTAGTCTTGACCCACACGTTTGGCAGTATCTTTTTAGGTTTGTGAAGGTAGAGATGTTTAATGATGATAGTGAATCAACAAATTTGCTCCACGATACATTTATTTTATACACTTCGTTCTTGCTTAATGCTTTGATACGGCATACGCCATCTACCCCCGTGAAGGAGTAGATGTGTACACCAGAGTCAAGCTTCTTAACTTTTATCTTCATTAGTAAGCTGTCTAAATACGTTGTCCATAACGTAGGTTACGTTTTCATCATAAGAGTTTGCCATTTTATTGTGAAAAAACTCACGCAAGGAATACTTTTTGCCATTCCTATGGTTTATAGTTACAGTAAACTCTTGGTTATTGCTTGATGAAGAGACCAACCCTTCACGGTACTTAGCAATACGCTCTGTCTTTAACAGTTTCCCAAACTCATTTTTGAAGGTTGTTTGGATTTCATTCAAGTCATCAGTTGCTAGGCTTCTGATAAACTCAATTTGACTAATTGGTAAGCGACCAACGTGATACTTTGTTTTTCTCTTGCGAGTCGCTTTTCTTTTTACTTTACTCATAATAATTAAATTTAATTTCGCCTACTCTATTAGGTTTTCAGCTTCCCCTATTTCTTTGGCAAGTTAACAACAATGTTTATAATTTCCAAATTTATTTTATAACTCATTGACTATCTGTCGTTTAGTGTCCAATATATAGCTACAAAACTTGCTATACTTATAATTGTCCAGGCACTTACCATGATGATTGATATATGTACTCATCGTTTGGGTGCTCTCTTAATACTTTTTGAATAGCATCAGCAGTCTCATGTAGTGAGTCGAAGTAGTACTGATCATACTCTGTTGACCCAAAGAAAAACCCATCTTGTGTTGGGAGCAGTTCCTCTGCCTTTTCTTTATCCTTTAATACATAGTTACATAAGTCCATTAGTTCTTTTAATTTATCCGTAGGTACAAACGCTCTACTGCAGTCATCAACACCATCTTGGCAATTATCTACAAACCATTTGTGTATGTGATTGTCTTTTCTCCAATCTATTACTTCAAATTCTAGGTAATCTAGTTTCTTTGTGTCTATCTTTTTACCATTCATAAAAACTTCTACGTTTTTTCTTTTATCTTCGGGTGTGTGATCCCAATCTTTGACATATTCTTTTCTTGTCAAACTCATATCTAGTCCCATAATTATTTTGTGTATTTTAAGTTGTGATTATATTCTCTGATTAAAAAGTCTTGCTGATGGTCTGGAAGGTCTTGTATGTCTACAACGCTATATCCTTTGTGTAACCTCGTTTCTTTCCTTGCCTCAGCACTAACCCCATAAATTCTTGGGGGTCTGTTAGAATGCTCCTGAAGTATCTTATCTTCCTCCTTGTTGTATAGAACATACTCAGGATTCTCTGCTAATTTTGGATAGTACATATATTTTTTCATTAGTTATTTAATTTAGATTTTATTTGACTTAAAACTGCTATCGCTAGGTCTTCACTACCCGCTTGTTCTCTTACTGCTTCATAGATTGTGTCAATAACATTTTCTGCTATCTGTTCTGCTAGTTCTCTTTGTTTCATTTTATTGTTGGTTTTAAATTAATAATATACTCTGAGTACTGAGTCGCAATCGCCTTCGCCATTCCTGGAAAGGTCTTGCTTCTCAATGTTCTTCTCTCTTCTGGGGTCTTAGCTTTCGACAAGGCGTCCATGTACCATTGAGCTTGTCTTTTCTTTTTCCCGTTCTTGTCTGTCCACTCGAAAAAGTCGCCTTTATCAACAATATCTGTTGGTTCCAGAAGAGGTAGGTTTTTTGTCCATAAACACGTTTGCTTTGATGCTTTGTCCCCAAACATATACGGCTGAACAATCTGATTAGGCTTTCTTATCTGTGATGATATAACGCTTATTGGATTCTCTACTGCTATATGTTTTATAGGAGCATCCATCAATTGCTTGACAAAGAACAATGCTTTCTTTCTATTCTCCCATCGCTCTTCATTCCTTGACCCATCCTTATTGTATAGCCATCTGTTACCACTGACTGCTAAGAATGTACACGGAGGGTGGGCAATCATTAAATCATAATCACCCGAGTTCGCCTCCTTCAATGCATCACCTTGTATGTGCCATTCGGGATGACCACCACTACAAGGGAGCAAGTCACACGAATAAGCTTCGTGTCCTAGTTTCCTGAACTCTTTAGTTATTGCTTGGCTCTCTTCACAAGCCACAAGTACTTTCATAACGACGATTGTTTTTCTATCCATTCTTCAAATACTTGTTGTATTACATGGTCATTGTCGCTCTCTTGTATTGTGCTGACAAGCCAAGTTATTTCGTCTACTGGACATGAGCATTCGTTCAATAACCAGTTCGCATATTTAGTTGCGTTTGCTTCTGTTATTTTCATCTGATTTTAATTTTCTAATTGTATTCTTAAATAATTTCCTTTGCTGTCTGTCTCTATGTCAGCAAATGAACAATCTTCGTAGTCATGAATTCTGTTAGGATTTGTCAAATATCTTATGTTGAATTCGCATAAATCGTTTCCGTTGTTGTCTTCTATTTTTATCCTCATTTGATTTTAATTTTACTCATTACCTCCTTAACTATCTCTTCAATGAAGTCATACTTTTGATCTATTATCTCATCGTGCCACTGAGGAGGAATCTCAAAGTATTCTTCAACGTGTTCTCTTACCTTTTCTTCTATCATATACGGTAAGTCTTTAATCACTTCGTGTGCTGTATCTGATACTGCATTGTCAAACACATCCTCGAATGGGTCTGTTTCGTAAGGTGGATATCTCATAATGTTTGTTTTTTAAAGTGTTCTTCTAATAATTTATCGAATTCAATCAGCGCTTGTTTACCGTGATTGTGCAATAATATTCTTCTGTGCTTTCTAATTTGATAAAGCATTTCTTGAAATGCTACCTCTGATTCAAGTTTCATAAGTCTATTACATCTATGGTTTCATTTTCTTTTCTTGCAACCTCAGTTATAAAATAACCAAGTCTGTTTATCCTCCATCTTCCACTAGTTATTTCATCGCTATCAAATAGAGTCCATACGTTTAGGACTGGGGTTTCCCAAACCTTTTTTACTTCATCTCCAAAGGTCTCGAACATAGTATTCCAAAATGGACCACATTCTCTCCATTCGTTCTGTATGGGTTTGTATTTTTCTACAAATTCATCCCACGTTATTTCAAATCTTTCAGTCATAATGTTTGTTTTAAATTAAATCATCTCTTTCTCTGATGCACTCCCATATTATAGCTTGATACTGATAGCCTAAGAGTCCAACCTCACTCGCTTCTTCTATTGTAATCTTAGCGAGTTCATCGTATCTAGAGGGTGTTAGCCCACTCTCTACTGTCTTGCCAAACATAGCACGAAGATGCCACACATCTATTGTGACATAGTCTGAGTCTAGGTTAGCGATGTTCTTTACAAATGAATACGTTTTTCTTGATGAGCGGGTAATTTCTAGACTACCTCTAGCTATCTCGAAAGCTTTGTGTTTGTTTGTGTTGAACGTACATACCTTGATGTCTTCTGGATCCTTACCTTTTTCTACGGCTCGCAATACTTGTGTTGTGTCATATATGTTCCTCTCCCACTTGTTGCGTGGGCTTAGGGCAGATATAATACCCGCAATCTGTTCGGGTGTACATATATCAAACTCTAAACTTAGGTCATTGACAAGCTTGTTAGCTTGGTTGTACCACAGCATACCATCTTCGATATGCTTTTCTGTTGCTAAGTCGAAGTAGGTTCTGAGCCTTGTTCGAGCCTTAGTTTTGTAGTAGGGTGTTAGTTTTTTTAGTTTCATTTTATTTTACGTTTTAAATATTCTCTTTTGTGTTCTTCTGTCCACCTATCAAGACATAAATCTCTTTTCACAAGATTTTGAGTTTGACTAAGAATTGTTCCATCATAATCATCATAACCTCCATCAAATAGTTCTTCATCCACATCCTCTACATTCCACTCCATTTGAGCGTGGCTGATTTGGTCTTGATAATATTCATCTTTGTATTTTTTTACAAAGTCATCGTAATTGTCTGCCTCCACCTCTACTATTGTTCGAAGTGCAAGAGCTTGGTCAATTATAAATTTTGGCATTTTATTCTTTTATTACGTTTTCAAATTGTGTTATAGCGTTGGTATTATACTATCTTCATCATTCTTATAGTACATGATAGCACCTCCATCGTTTCCCTCATCATCCATTTGAGGTATCAGTAGACTATTGTCACTGAGCTCGATTACTATAGGACGTTTGTACCATCCCATAACCTCCATCTCCTCATCATCCATGTATCGTACACGCATGATTGTTTTGCTCACTAATTTCTTGTGAGCGTGGTTTTGCCATTTGGTTTTAATTTCTGTTGCATTCATAATTTTAATTGTTTGGTGTTAATTGATTAAGTGTCGGACTCTGTCAGCCCATTGTTTAGTGTATATCTCCTCTTGTTTAAGCATCTGCATGAATTCATACCGTTCTTTTGCTAGAGTAAATTTATCATCTACTTTATCGATATAAAATTCTTGCAAGTCTTCGTCATCTGGGAACCTAGTCAGTAAAAATTCAGATGCGTCTTCATAGGAAGGGAATGTTCTGTAGTAGAACATATAGTTTCCTGCCCAATCTTTAATGTAGTATTTGGTTTTGATTTCTTTCATATTTTGTTTAGTTCTTGTTTGAGTTGATTGTATCTTCTGTAATTGAATATCGGGCGTACGCTCTTTATTCTTGCCCGTTTTGGTTTGGCGTTTTGCTCTCTCTCTACTTGTTCCTTGAACAATAGAAAGTTTGACCATTGGTCTAGGTTGATTGTTTGTTCCATTGTGATAGTGAATAATAGAGACACCACCCCATCAACATGAAAAAAGTTCATAGGGATGATGCCTCGTTTGATTAATAATAAAATTCGGTTCCTCCGAATTCATTCTCGAAGTATTCTTCAAATAGTTTTTGTATTTTTTCGTTTGTGTTTAACGTGTCTACTTTTTCGCCTCTTGACCAAACTTCGTTTCCATTGATAATGCTAACTGTACCTTCGTAATTCCATACTGAATACACTTCGCACCCATTAAGTTGCTCTAGTTTCTCTTGCGAGTCTTTGCTTAGATTTGCCATAATTGAAATTGATTTAAAAATTAGTTTCCTCGCAAGATATTCTCTACGCTTACGAGGAAGTTTTGTATTGATTAATAAAATTGTTTTGTTTGTTCGTTTTGTTCGCTAGGGAGTTGCCTTGCTATCGGTTCTCTTGCTAGTATAGTACAGCTCTACCTTAGTAGTTACATCTCTGTACCCATATCGACCCGTTTGTATAGGTGTACTTGTCACTCATCCCCCGATGATGTGCTTTTCCCCTATACCGATAAGGATATTTTAGAATGCAGTCAAGCATTCTCTAGGCTTCACGATGTGCAAATATTATGCTTGAAATAAATCTTTCAAATGGTGTTGACATGGTCAACGTATCGCTTGACGATTTTTGAAACTTAGATTTAAATCTTGGTTAAATACTTTACACAATGTCAAAGAACGAATTTGGGGGGTTTGTTGGCTTGGGGGATATGCTCCCCCAATTACCTACCTAAGAGCCATTTTAAGCCGTTTTAAGCTACTTTTAAAGCTTGGGCTTTGTTTTGTCTTATAACCCGTTTTTTAGCTTGCTCTACCTTGTTAAATTTGCGAAGCATTTGCAAGCCATCCCATACTGTAAATTCAGTTTTTCCGTCTTTTGCTTTTTGCTTGAATAGGCTAAAGCTTGGCATTTGAGATTTTCCGAGCATTGCCGAAACTTCGACTTGAATAGCTTTATTTTCTGTCTTGGTAATAGTCTTGTAAACTTGTGACAGTGTGCGCGATTCAAAGAAGATTAAAATATTAATTATCCTTTGTCTTTCAAATTCGGTCTTTACCTTTTTAGACTGTAGTACTTTCAACGTGGCAAGTTTTTTAGCTTTACCCTTTGTCTCGCCTTGTTCGATTAGTTGAATAGTTAACGCCTTAATTTTTGCGTTTGTTTCGTTTACTCTTCCGTTTGTTTTTGTGTTCACTTTTTTCATTATTATAAATTTTAATATGTACGGCAATATTGCCACCACAACATTACTATAAAAGATTTACTTTTTTTGCCGAGCAGTACATTTGTACATACAACAGTATAAATTCCAGAATGCTCAAGTACTGGTTTTATTGGGGGTTTGAGCGATATGTTAAAGTTTTGTTAAAGATTTTTATACTTTACTTGCAAAATGCAATTACGATACTTTTTGTTTCTATAGCGTTATTTTTTCTTAAAAAAAAATTTGCATATATGGATACAATTTTGTATGGGGTTAATCTCTTGATTTTATGGCAATTATTGGGGGTTTTTTAGGGGTTATTTTAGGGCGTTTTGTTATGGTTTTTTTTTAAATGCGTTGAAGATTATTCCAAAGCTCAAAACGTGCAAAGCTTTTACAAAAACATTCTAAAAAGTAGCTAATACTTGACATATGCTCAGACAAAAGGCAAAAAGTCTACAAACATTGGGCAAAGAATCAAAGGTGGTGGGTTGAAAGAAACGGTTTTTCTGTGGGGTCCTGGCGTGTGTATTGTATATATAACCCAAAACCTCTACATATCTCATAACCTCTACATATCTCATATAACCAAAAAGTGGTTAGATTCGTTAAGAATCTCTCTATTGGTAGGACTTCCCACGTGGCACTAATTTGTGTCATTTAGTGTTTATATATTGTATACACCGATATGATACAAAAGTCTGCCATCTGTTGTAGGTACAAATGTTATATATGTTTGGATAGATAGTTTATATTGATTATATTTGATCATTCATAATAGTTTGGTTTCATTGTTAGGAGAGGGGTTGTAACATACGTGTTCAACCTCTTTTCTTTTTCAGTAATTTTGATGTATATGTTTATGATCACATTCCTTTTCCCTAATGCCTTGATGTTAGGGTTTGAGTATTTCGAAGAGAACGAGCAGTTGCAGTTCAATGAGTTTAATCTGTATCTGTTATTCTTTGTTGTGGCATACAGATGGAGGAATGATGGGGAAAAGATCCCTAATATTAAGTTGTAGATTACAGAATTGTTTGTATATTTGACAATAAATCAAATTTAATTTACAAATGATAGAAAAAGATGTAATCTTTGACGAAAATGCAAGGTTTAAGTTATCAAATGGCATAAACTTGTTAGCAGATGCTGTCAAACAGACCCTAGGGGCAGCAGGAAATACAGTTATTTTAGAGGATGAGATAGGTAGACCACACATCACAAAGGATGGAGTCACCGTAGCTAAGAGTATTAATGTATCTGATCCAGTAGAACATCTAGGGGCTACAGTTGTAAAGCAAGCGTCTATCAAGACAGCTGATGAAGCTGGGGATGGTACAACAACATCTATAGTCATAACGCAAGGATTAATCAATAAGGCATTTGAAAAGATTGAAGTAGGGGGACTAAACGTAACCAAGCTAAGAAATGCCCTAGAGGATTTATCTTATGAAGTTGTAAAAGGCATTACAAAGCGTTCTAAGGCTGTAACAGATGAGAACCTTAAAGATGTAGCAACTATATCAGCAAACAACGACACGGAGCTCGGAGAGATTATCGCAGAGGCATACACTAGGGTTGGTGTAGATGGGGTTGTGACAATAGAAGAGTCTATGACCAAAGATACCTATATAGAGGTTGTAGAGGGAACTAGGATCAAAAGAGGGTTTGAGAGTCCATACATGATCACAGACAAAGAAAAGAATCAAGCAGTATTAGAGAATCCATATGTTCTTATATCAGATAAGAAGATACAGGTTGTAGAGGACATAGAGCCATGCCTAAAGGTTGCAATGACTAACAAGCGTCCTATCCTGATTATATCAGAGATGGAGACTGCTGTGATGAACTTACTTAATGTAAACAAGGCAAGAGGAACTATCCAGGTGAACGTGATATCTCCAGAGGGTGTCGGACTAAACAGGTTTGAGCTCTTAGAGGATCTCGCTATGATGACTGGGGCAGTCCTAGTTTCTGATGAAACTGGTAATGACTTCTCTGCTGTGGATGAATCATTCCTTGGGCAGGTTAAGAAATCTGTATCAAATGATAAAGAAACGATAATATCATTGAAAAATTCTGAAAAAATAGCTGACGCTATTAGTGAAAGGGCAGAGATGGTTCGTAGCATATTAAAAAAGAAAGAAGACCAATCTAACGATTGGCATTATAAAGACAGGCTATCCAGACTCTCTGGTGGGATTGCTGCTATACATGTAGGTGCCTTGACTGAAGTGGAGATGAAAGAAAAGAAAGACAGGGTAGAGGATGCGATATTCGCAACTCGAGCTGCACTTGAAGAAGGAATTGTTGCAGGTGGTGGTGTAGCTCTCTACAACGCAGCTATGGATGTACATTCAATGTACTTTAAAGAAAAGGATAAGGAGAGAAAGGAAGCTTGTATTATATTGGCACATGCCCTTATACAACCAATCAAGCAGATTCTAGATAATGCCTCTATGAACTACGATGAGTTTGTTGAAAGACTAGATAAGGTTAGACGTAGAAACTATGGGTATGATGTGAAGAAGAAGAGATTTGGAAATATGTTTTCTTTAGGCATCATTGATCCATTGAAGGTTACAAAGAATGCATTGCAGAATGCTATCTCTGTATCTATAACAATCCTGACAACTAACTGTGTAATTTCAAATAAGAGAGCATGAAAGCAATTGGACAGTTTGTAGTCTTAAGAAAACAAGTTGAGGAAGTTAAGAGCAGCAGTGGGCTTATTATGACTGAATACACCGACAAGGATATTCGTTATAAGCTCGCTGAGGTTGTTAGCGCAGGAGAAGAGGTTAATGGTCTTACTGAGGGTGATATGGTTTACTATGACTCAGCAGCAGGATCAGAGATTAGAGTTGAAGGAGAAAAATTAACAGTTATACCAGATAGACAAATAGTAGTTAAACTTTGAGACTATTCGAATTTGAAAATGATAACATAATACTACAGACAGAGCATGATTTCCAAGGTTACGACTTCGTATGGTACGACAATCCTATTGATCATTTTGACTTACACGAAGTACAACACAGGGTTATATCCTTTGATCAACTGCGCTACTACGCTGAAGTATTATTTTATCTAAACCCAGACATAGACTTTGGACTGTTCCAAGGGATCTTTCGCCACACAGGAAGCAGAGAGAGTGGAAAGAGTATAAGAACCTACGGTAAGGCTAGGGTAGACCAGATGACTGAAGAGGTATATAGGTATGCCAAGCATCCATACTGCAGAAGAATGCGTAGGGTTATATTCAACCCAGAGGTAATTATATCTACTGAGGAAAAGATAGCTGTTTCATCTCACGTTGTAAGAAAGGGAATAACCTATACAGAGTTTGATCTTAGGCAAACTGTAGAGAAACTATTTGATAGACAGCAAGTTATAACGCAAGACAACATTGCAAAAGAAATGATGTGCAGTAGAAGTACAGTAGCAAGATTAATGAACGATATGATAAGACAGGTTATAGACAAGAAAAACGAAATAACAAGAAGAGAATCAATGATTACAAAATGCATTGAGTTTATAGATGTTCTATCTGATGAAGGCAGCCCTATGAAGATGCAAGAGCTTAAGAGTATGACTAGTATTAGAGACTACTCTGTAATTAAAGAAGCCCTTAGTCGTTACGAGTCAGGGTTTTAGAGTTCATCTTCTTGATCATATCCTTGTATATTTTATCCATGTAGGACTTACCTTTGAAGATTTCATTTCTGTAGGGATCCTCTGATATAATCTCTTGGTGTGTGAGCTTCTTGTACATGTGATTACATATCCTCTTTGCTTTGATAGTCAGCTCCCAAAGGTTTGATCGTTGTGTTTCTTTACGATCTCTCCATTTTCTAATCAGTCCATCCTTGACCATTTCAGAGAATCTACTCTTATCCCATGACATTGTTCTAGCAAAGTCATTAAATACATCTTTTGTGAATATATTTTCATCGTACAAAAACAAAATCATGTCTAGCTCAGAGCCTGATATTTCGTATTTGTTTTTTATGTAGTACCTAACTATTCTGTGATACTTGAGGAAGGTGAAATCTTTTTCTCGAAACTGATAAACGGGAGTTTTGTTTGGCTTCTTTTTGACATATAGTCTTTTGTACATCTATAGATTCTGATTGGATTAGTCGAACAAATCTACAAAATAAAATCATTATCTTTGCACTATACTTTAAGTTATGGCAAAGCAGCTAGATAAATCTAAAATGAAGTGTAACTCTCCTCGCAAGAGTCCTAACCCAAAGAAGAAAAAGGTTGTTAAAGCCTGCTCTGGAGGACAAGAGAAAATTATACACTATGGTGCGTCTGGATATGGTCATAACTACTCAGCAGCGGCTCGTAAATCGTTCAAAGCACGTCACAAGTGTTCGTCTGCCAAAAACAAATTATCGGCTCGTTATTGGGCTTGTAAAGACTTATGGGCTGGTAAAGGAGGGTCCACAAAATCATCTCCTAAATCAAGACAAGGAAAATATTAAAATATGTACGGTAAAGACAAGAACAAAAAGAATAACAATAAAATGGGACCGTTGACTGAGAAAGAAACAATGGCTATCCCATTTAACAATGCAGCTATCAAAAGAATTATGCAAACTAGAACAGTTGGTAAGCCTGGAGCTGCTGGAACAACTTTTGTAACTAAAAAACCAAAAGTAAAAGCATAATGAGCTTTTTAAAAAAACATCAAGGTCTTGGAGATACTGTAGAGGCTGTTACACAGGCTACTGGTATTAAGTCTATTGTAGAGGCAGGATCTAGAGCATTTAATAAACCTTGCGGATGTGAGGGTAGAAAGAAAACATTAAACGACCTTTTTCCTTATGGCAAAAAGTAAAACAAAAATGAATCGTGGCAACAAAATCTGTTCAGCTGGTATTGCTTGGGCTAAGCGTACATTTGACCGTTATCCCAGTGCTTATGCTAATATGGCTGCATCTAAGTATTGCAAGGATCCAAACTACGCTAAGGGAGCGAAGGGTAAAAAGTAATGGGAGAGCTAAAGAAATGGCGAGATGAGAAATGGGTTAGGATTTCCACTAGTGGTAAAATCATGGGTGAATGCGGCACTAGCAAAAACAAAAAGAATCCAGACAGGTGTCTCCCTCTCTCAAAAGCACGTTCTCTTTCCCAAGCCGAAAGAGCCAAGACTGCAAGAAAAAAGAAAGCAGCAGGTAAGACAAAACAGTTTGTAGCCAATACAAAAAAAGCAAAAGTTAAAACTAGATAAAATGCCAAAGCCAAAAGGAAAGAAAAAATATTCAGCAGCTCAAATGAAGATAGCAAGAATTGCAGAACCAAGAAATGTAATTACTTCTGCTGATTTTAAGGCGCTAAGAAAGAAAAAGAAAAGAGGGTAAATGTCAAACACTAAGATAAAGTCAAGTCAGTTTCATGGCGTTATAGGACACGGAACAGATGGTTATTTCCTTGTAACAAATGGGGATGGTAGTATGTCGTGGATTGCTAGCGTTGTTAATCCAGTAATATCGTCTTTAAGTTATCCAGGTTCAGCAACTGCGGCAGACCCAGCAGGTGGAGAAACTATAACCATAACAGGTACTGGTTTTAAAACAGGTGCTACAGTAACGGTTGGTGGTACAGCTGCTCCTTCAGTGTCTTATGTGTCAGCTACATCATTGACTATAACAACTCCAGCAAAGGCTGCTGGTGATTATGATGTGGTAGTAACAAACACCGATGGTGGCACAGCTACATCTGTAAATGGTATATCATATAATGGTATTCCTTCGTGGACAACCGCAGCTGGATCTTTAGGTACATTTGCTTCTGATACAACTATATCAACAATAACATTACAGGCAACAGAGCCTGATGGAGGTACAATTACTTTTAGTATAACCAACGGAGCACTACCAACTGGGCTGTCTTTAACAGGTGCTAATATTGATGGTACAACAACATTAGAAACTGCGGATACATTGTATACTTTTACTGTAACTGCTACAGATGATGAAACTCAAACCACACCAAGAACATTTACTATAACTGTTACAAAACAGTTTATAGGTACAGAAAACTTTACAATCAACACCTACACTGGAAATGGATCAACATTAGCCGTTGAAGGTAAGATTGGTACTGCCGCACAATTTAATGGAACAAATTATATAGTTACACCTGAACTTGGTGACAGAACAACATTTAGCTATTCATTTTGGATGAATATGTCTAATGCTTCAAGTAATGATAAATATATATTTGGAGAACAAGTAGGCGGTCAAATTTTTGCTACCGCCGGCGCTTTGATTATATACGCTAACGCTGGTGATAGAACTTTTTCAGGTTCTCCAACGGTTTCAAATAATACTTGGCATCATATTGTGCTATCCGTTTCAAGCGGTACAGGAACTATTTATGTAGATGGTGTTGATAAAGGAAATTGTTCGTATACGAATTTAAGTATTACCGCCCCCCTATACATGGGTACAGCCTCTACTCAACCTGGAAACACCACCTATGCCATGCAAGGCAAAATGGACCAAGTAAGAATCTTTAATAAAGCCATATCATCATCTGAGGTTACAACACTATACGGTGAAAACAATACTTCAACAACTAAATCTACAACAGATATATTTGATGACGGCTCTGGTGTAGCTTTATATGAATTTGAAAAAGGAGCAAAAGACACTGGAGGTGTAAATGGATATATTGGAGCAGGTGGTATATTTAATGGGAGTAGTAGTTATATAAATTTAGGAAGCGCATCTTCTCTTGTTCCAACTAATTTTACTTTTTCAGCTTGGGTTAAAACAACCTCTACATCTACTGATTTTATAGTA